ATGTCCAATCACTATCAACCATATCTGTTAAATCATCTGTAGTCGTACCACCAGCTGCTGCACTCGGAATAGTAGGAGAAGTATAAGTAGGAGCAGTACCAAGATTAGCAATCGTTGTTGATTCTATTGTAGGCATTGCCCCAATAACTGTATCTGTAACTGTAACAGATGTAATATCCGGAGTAGTATAACTTGGATCAGAAGGAGGAGATGGTGCAACTGGTAGATTCATAGAACCTATTGTTCCTAAGGCCGGAGCCGCAAAAGTTGGTTTAGTATACGTTGGAGCAGACGCCCCACTCATTGATATAGCTCCAGCACTAAAACTTGGATCAGATGGAATACTAGGAGGCACAACTCCTATAGTAAGATTAGATATAGTTGGAGCAACTCCCATCGCTAATGATGGTTTAGAATATGTAGGTGCTGAAGAACTTATAGATATAGCACCAGTACTAAAGCTTGGATCAGATGGAACGCTTGGTGAAACAACATTTATATTTAAATCTGATATAGTCGGAGCTGATGCCATAGCCAATGATGGCTTAGTGTAATTTGGAGCTGACGTACTAAAAGAAACAGAATTACTAGTCAGCGAAGGTACAGACGGTACAGCACTTGAAATAGTAAGATCAGATATAGTTGGAACTGTAGGAGATACAGGAGTAGAAGACAAAGTAATATCACTTGGTAGATCAGATGATTTATCATTCATCAACCTCTGCAACCCTTTTAAAGATGCATACAATACTACAAGATACTCAAAATCGTCGGGGAATATAGAAATAGCAGAATCGCCATAAGCAACAGCAGGGTAAGCAACTTTAGATATGGATGCTGTTTCACTTGCTGTCGGAGTTGGATAAACCGTTAGAGTATTATTCAGTATGTAATATACAGGATCAGATTTGGTAACATAATTAATATCTGCAGTATCCTGCATTTTACCTCTTAATAGTGGAGATACAATACGGCAGGGTCTGTCAATAGTTCCGTCACTGCGTGTTACATCAAGTATATCACCGCCATTGATAGTAAGAGTGGTACTGCTGTTATTAAGCGTATTTGTCGATGCGGCCAGAACTTTCTTGTCAGCAGGAAGTATATTAATAATTTCCTTGGCCCCGTCTGTAAGCCAAGATGTAATAGCAGTAGTATCTCCTATAGTTCCTGTAAGATCTTCAACCTGTACCTGAAATGTTGCCATTATGCGCTCGCTACAAATACCTCGACATCACAGGCAGCTGTATTAGCTGTACATGTAATATCAACTAAATCACCAAATGAATCAGGTGTTATACCTGCCGCATCAGCAGAGTCCATAGTATCTTTAACACCACCTGACAAATCTACACCATATAGAAATGAACATCCTTTATCAACCTTAACACCAAATTCATCATTATTTTCATTCTTTAAAATTAAAGCAATGTGATTTGTATCATCCAAATTAGTGATCCTGATATATCTAACATCATCCTCATCAAATTGACCAGCTACATATGTTTTCGATAATTCTGTATTATACGCTGTACCAAAACCCAATAATCCAATCTCATCTGTTCCTATATTAACGATCCTCTTTGCTAATTCGTTAACACCAGTTACACTGAGTGTATTCTTACTGCTATAATCATTATTGTTCAGCAATAGCCTTTCATTAATTGTTACTGTTAGTGTAGCCATTATTTCTTCTTACGTTTACGAGATTTTTTCTTTTTATATGATACTTTTTTACCACGTTTTTTAGCATAAGCCTTAGCCTTTGCTTTTCCTTTCTTACTATATGAAAAATGTTTTTTACCTACTCTTGGCATATCAGACTCCCTATTTCCAAGCTTTCTTTACTCTTTCATTCCACTTTTTTGTATTTCCTGCATCAAATTCACTCTGCATTGATTTAACGCTGTCATCCATACTCACCCTGCTAAATCCAATCTGATCTTTTCTTATTGCTGTGGCCCATGGAGAATCCCTCAAAATAAACTGTGTGCTATACATAGGTTCCGATGATCGTTTACCGCATGACCTGCAATAGAACCATCCTTCAGGATTAGGTTTTGAACATTCTATACAATTCTTTGACATAAATCTTTGGATTTCGGGGAGCATCCTTTATACGACACTCCCCACAGTTCCACACTGTTATCCTTATAAATTCGGATATTAGGTAAAAGTGATATGTGCTTTATCAGCCGCCAGACTGAAGACATAGTAACTGTCTCCATCGGAGACCAAACTCAACCTGTCGCCTTTAGTTGCCGCGGCAATGATAGTTAAAACATCGACACCGGTTCCTTCAGTAACAGTTTGTGCTGCACCATCTTCACCGTCAATACCATGACCATGAATGTTATCACCATCATCTGTAGTTGCAATTATAGTAACGGCATTACCGTTAGTATGGAGAATGAAATCGGCATACCAGCCCATCATTTCATTATCCTTAGTTGCACATTCAGGTAGTGTGATCGCAACAGACGCTCCAGACGCATCAATCAAAAAAACGCTTCCAGAATCTTCTACTGTAGCAGTATAGGATTCTGCAACCCATTTTAACTTTCTGCGATTATCAGCTCTACCACTATTTTTTTCTAAATAATCAGCTCTCATCGTTTACTCCTAGTTTAAATCAGTAAATGAATACAACATATGAGTTTCAGGAACTGTTACTTCAAGACCAACCTCAGTGAGGATCATATCTTTCCGCAAGTCTTCATCGCCCTGCTGTACATTAGTGATTACGTGAGTATCACGATTCTGCCCATTACCAACCAAAGGCCGGTAAGCTAACTGTTTCATATCTGCCAAAAGCATCATTCCGGCACTCATACCCCTGAACAGCGGTTCACGAGCAATCGAAAGATCACCATGTACTGTGTTCAACTGCATGATGCTGTGTCCGAATGCACCTTCACGTTGTGTTGCTTGGAAATTATAGCGATTAGGTGTATCATCTGGATCTCCCAGAGAAACATCAATAAAGCTGTTATTTCCAACTTTGTTCAAATATGATATAACAGGCAGCCCTGCTAGGGCCAACTTATTATTACTACCTCCACGAGCTGGATCAAAGAGTATTTCAAAATCAGACAAAAATGTGTCATAGGTCATTGCTGTAGAAGCGGCGGCTCCAAAATAAGGAGCTCCTGAACTATATGAAATAGATCCGGGAGTCTGAGCCTGCCGATTTACAATAATGTGGCCTACAAGACCTTCTGTTGTTTGAACACCACTTGACCGACCACGCTGACCAAACAGCATAGCACGTTCAATATCCACTTTGTGCTCACGGAGTTTTAAGTTCCAGATTCTCTGCCATTCATTAGCATATCCTCTGTAATTAGTAGCAATGGCTGTATTTGTCATTTCTGCTGCAGTTTTGAAGATTTGGGTATATCCAAAATCATCTTCCAATGATTTGGCCCATACATCAGGAGCACCTGATCCCTCTGCAAAAGCAGTACCGATGACCTGTGCCGCATCACCATCAGCCACGGCATCATAACCTGATTCGCTGGCATTACCAACGCTCATACAAGTTACATCGCATCGTGTCTCTGTTGATCCTACACTAACACTGTCAATTCGGAATACTGCATGGGATTTACCATCTACAACATCAACTGCAACAACCATACCAACAACAAGCCAATCGATCTGATCTCCTGCACCATCATCAAAATCGATCTGACCACTCACACCAGCTGCTAAAGAGCTCAAGGCACTGTCAGCATATAATGATCTATTAGTCCAATCGATCTTAGAACGGTTCTCGAGAAAACGAAAAACGGGATCGCTTGTTGGTACTTTTGCTACCTTACTTAGATATACAAAAAACGGAGATTCATCTGGAGCTAGTTCAGCGACTCTATCGCTGAAATCGTACAATCGTCTATTATCGGGGGTTGCTCCATGCACTGATGCATGACTGCTTCCTGCGGTAGTTGCGACGTCTGTACTTTTGAGGCCACTTCTTACGTAGCCTGCTGCACTAGTTGCCATAATAAAACCTCTTAATTATGTATTAAGGTAATTTGTTCCCAAACCTGCCTCCAGAGGTCATAATACCATCCCAAACCTGATCTGTTTCAGATCGTTTAGGAGGCTGCTGACCCTGTAAGACACCTGCGGTTCTAGGAACCTGTCTTGCTGCTTTTACGGCATCAAGTGAATTATTACTGACATTTTGAACGCCTTTTTCCTCTCGCCAGACTTTGACAAGAGTTCCAAGACTCAACTCACTGACAGGATTGGTCGACCATTTCATGAACTCGTTCAATTCATTTTCATTGAGTCTATGATCATTCTTTAATTCACTTACCGTATTGTTCATAACAACTTGTTCATTCAACTGACCAAGTTGCTGTTGAACGACCCTATTCACATTTTCATGTTCCTGTTTTACACGAAACTGAAAACTTGGTGAATCTGGTTTGTAGTAAGCATCCCAAGGATTAAACTCCTCTTCGGAGAGCGGTACTTGATTACTTTCCGTATTCTTAATTTCAACCTGCTGTTGAAGGTTTCTCATCTGCTCCTGCACATTGTTCATATTGTTGTTCAGCTTTTCAGTTTCAGACTGTGATTTATCATACATAGACTGAAATTTCTTAGCTTCATCTTCCCAATCAACCTGCAAAGTTTGAGGTTCCACTTCCCTTTCAGGGATACCTTCATACCCCTGATTTTCAACAATTGCTTCATCAACTTCCGGATAAGTTAATTCCCTATACTCACTACCATCACCTTCAGCAGTTTCACGAACAACATCGTGTCCGCTAGTTTCTGAAAAGGGGATGGATTTGGCTTCGGCTTGTTCCATTATTACTCCTTGTTACAATGTTCCAAATTCTTCCTGAGCCTGACCAAGACCTTCCGCAAAATCTTCCATGGTAGGTCTTAATCTCTCGACTTCGGACTTCACTGCATTTGCAAGCTTATTAGCCTGCACTTTTTCACTCGCCTTAGCGTCTGAATCCATCTTATTGAGTTCGGTCTTGAATTTCTCAATCTCTACTTTCTTACGATCAGATACAGACTCCCTGCGTGCTGTTTGAAGGTCACCCTTCAAATCTTTGTTCTGCTGGCTCAATTGCTCAACCTGCTGTTGCAGCTGTGCAATCTCGCTCATTCTTGTAATTACACCTTCCTTATCAAATATTTCAGGATTGTGTTTTAATACTTCTATTCTGTCAACAATACCCATCTGGTACGCTTCCATATATACAGAAAGCTCTGCCCATTTGCTTGACGGCAGTGTTGATCCAGTTTCAATGCTTATATCATGCTGATCTATCCGCCACCTTTCTTTTGCGATATCCATCACCGCACCTGAATAATCATCATAATAATTAACCATTACTTCATTAATATTGTTATTGGCCTGAGATAAACGGAACATCTTCTGGAAAACATAATGGCCTTTACTTAATCCATACATCACCTGCCCCAATCTCCTAATGCTGTGTTCAATATCACGCAACTTGGACTTAGGCCTTTCAGCGCCCTGAGCCAGCATCCGCTCTGTTCCACGCACAGTTTCTGGTGCTTTTTCAGCAAATCCGTGCATCAACTCGGGCAGGCCAAATGTAAAATCTATATAAAATTCGCAGGTTTGTATCAATTTATAATACTCTGCTGCTAACGGTACAGGAGCAGGAAAATGCGGTTCTCCCTGAGAACTGTCAACTTCTATAACAGCATTCGGATTAGCCCAGTCTTTCTCCAATTGCTCAACATTATCCACACTGCCCATAGGTACAAGCAATTTCAGACCCGCAGAAGCCTGTGCATGAGACAAGGCTAAAGACCAGAGTTTATTCAATAACCGCTGAGTCGGTTTAACCCGAGAAACATCTGATTTTGGATAGGGTGTTCCGGTATATATGTTAGGTAATGGTACGATTGGATATAGATCAGTATTGAGGACTGTCTCGTACAAAACAACCTCACCAACCGAAGCAACTACTCCAATGCGGGTCTGTGTAACTTCTTCAAATTCCATAAGGCCGCGTTCAAAAGCTTCAGGACTTTTAGTTAATAATTCCTGAAACTCTTCATCATTCATAACCACTTCATTACCATCAGCCATACTAA